ACTCACGCACAAAATAAGCTAAAATTAGGATAATTACCCTTAAATTAAACTCGTGTAACCCCTTGTTTTTACTCGTGTTTGTACTATTACTGCTTTTACTCCTAAAATAGCTTGACTTTCGTGTATACTTGTGGTATACTATTGTTGTATTTAGGGACAATTTTTATTATGACCACTGAAGTTAAAAAAAGAGGTCGTGGTAGACCCCGGAAGTCAGAAGTTGCTGCTGTAAAGCCCGGAAATAAGGGTGTAGTGGGCCGACCCAAGGGTGACGCAGCGATAATCAATGAGTACAAAGCTAGAATGTTGGCCAGTCCTAAGTCACGTAAAGTCTTAGAGACTATTTTTGATGCTGCTTTGGACCATGACCATAAGAATCAGGCTGCTGCTTGGAAACTTGTGATGGATCGTATATTACCTGTAGGTGCTTTTGAAAAAGAAGTAGTAAAAGACGGTGGTAGAAGTGCCATACAGATCAACATTAGTGGCGTAGGTACTGCTGAAGTTACGGCACCTAGTATAATCGAAGGAGAAATAGTAGAAGATGACTCTTAAGCATTTCACCAGAGAAGAATTCGATTGTCAAGAATCAGGCACTAATAATATGGAACTAGAGTTCCTAGAGAAGTTAGACATGTTAAGGGCATACTGCGGATTTCCTTTCTTCATTACTAGCGGATACAGACACCCGACACTGCATTCAATAGAGCGTAAGAAAGAGGTTCCCGGAACTCATGCCCAAGGGATCGCGGCAGACATAAGAATAACAAATGCCGCTGATCGCCTTAAGCTTGTCAACTTTGCCCTTAAACTTGGTTTCACAGGCGTAGGCGTTTCTCCTGACTTTATTCATGTAGACACTCGTGGCACTACTCCTGTTATGTGGACTTACTGATGATATATACTCAGCATCTTACAATAACAAACACAGACCTACATGAGTTACTTGCTGTTCCTGACGGCTATATATGTAGTATTAATTATATTTTTGTGGCTAACCATAGTAGTTCTACTAACTCAGTAGACTTGTATTGGGATAAAGTAAAAGCAAGTGAGTCTACTATTCCAAGTCCCAATACTACAAACATTACCTACAGTTTTACTAGTCCTGCTTCAGACGTTTACCTTGAAGTAAGAAAAAATACGGTTGTTCTCGATAACCCAAGTCAATATAGTGTTAATCTTACTACAAAAACAGTAACGCTAGCAGCAGGTACGGTAACTGGAGACGAAATAACAATTTCACACTTAGAACCGCAAGTGTACATTTTTGATGGGACTAACGTCGGTGGAGGAGCAAGAGAAACACTAGGCGGTCAGTCAAGCTTAGGTATTTTTGCACTACACGAAAAAGAAACTGTAAAAGCAAAAACATCGGCAGCAGGTAACGTAGAAGCGGCGGTTACTTTCACACTAATAGAAAAACCAGCTGTGCTTGTAAGCTTTAATGGATCTTGATATTGAACTACTGCCTTGGCAACAAGATGTCTGGGCAGACGAAACACGATTTAAAATTGTTGCGGCAGGACGACGTACTGGTAAGTCCAGACTCGCTGCTTGGTTGTTAATAGTAAACGCACTTCAAGCAGGCAAGGGCCATGTATTTTACGTCGCACCTACTCAGGGACAAGCCAGAGACATCATGTGGCAAACCCTTATGGAATTGGGGCACCCTGTTATCTCTGGTAGCCATATTAATAATTTGCAAATCAAGCTGGTCAACGGCGCTACCATTAGCCTCAAAGGTGCCGACAGACCAGAGACAATGCGGGGTGTCAGCCTTAAGTTCTTGGTAATGGACGAGTATGCTGACATGAAGCCAGAGGTGTTTGAGCAGATCTTGAGACCTGCACTGGCTGACCAAAAGGGAAGTGCGATGTTCATTGGGACACCAATGGGAAGAAACCACTTCTATGAACTATACAAATACGCAGAGCTAGACGATGATCCGACTTACAAAGCATGGCACTTTACTTCATACGATAACCCTTTGTTGGACCCAAGTGAAATCGACATTGCAAAACGCTCTATGTCTTCTTATGCGTTTCGTCAAGAATTTATGGCGTCGTTTGAAGCCCGTGGTTCGGAGATGTTTAAAGAAGACTGGGTTAGCTTTGGAGAAGAGCCGGACCAAGGTGACTACTACATTGCAATCGACTTGGCTGGCTTTGAAGAGGTAGGCAAGAAGCGAACAAAGAACACCAAGCTTGACGAAACTGCTATATCTATAGTAAAAGTAGGAGACGACGGTAATTGGTTTGTAGATAACATTATATATGGGCGTTGGACATTAGATGAAACAGCTGTCAAGATCTTCCAAGCTGTGCGCGATTACAGTCCTATTTCTGTTGGCATCGAAAGGGGAATTGCTAAACAGGCAGTTATGTCACCCCTTATGGACCTACAAAAAAAGTATGCACAGTACTTTAGAATTGAAGAACTAACACACGGTAACAAAAAGAAAACAGACAGGGTAATGTGGAGTTTACAGGGTAGATTCGAAAACAACACCATTACTCTAAACAAAGGCGAATGGAACAGTAGATTTCTTGACCAACTGTTTCAGTTTCCTGATCCATTGACGCATGACGATTTAGTTGACTCGCTTGCGTACATAGATCAACTAGCTAATGTCCCTTACGGTATAGGGGACTTAGATTTTGACGAGCCTGAAATTTTAGATATTGTAGCGGGATACTGATATGACTGAACTATATGAACAAGACCCATTGATGATCCAAGAGTCTCTAGAGGATTGGGTAATTACTAAATGTGAAGATTGGAGGGATAACTACGAAAGCAATTATGAACAGAGATTTGAAGAATATTATAGATTATGGCGTGGTCAATGGGATCCTTCTGACAGTCAGCGTGGGTCTGAGCGTTCCCGTATTATTTCTCCTGCACTACAACAGGCAGTTGAGTCTAATGTTGCTGAGTTAGAAGAAGCTACATTTGGTCGTGGTAAGTGGTTTGATGTTAGTGATAACATGGGTGACACTGAGCCACAAGACGTACAGTTTCTGCGTAACAAGCTTACGGAAGACTTTGAAAACTGTATGGTACGTAAGGCTGTTGCAGAGTGCTTGATTAACTCAGCAGTCTTTGGTACAGGCATTGGTGAAATCATTATTGAAGAGATGAAGGACATGGCTCCTGCTACTCAGCCTATAATGGGAGGTGAGTTACAAGCAGTTGGCGTAAACATTACTGAACGTGTGGCTGTAAAGCTTAAACCTGTACTGCCTCAGAACTTCCTAATAGACCCTGTAGCAACATCTATTGAAGACGCTATGGGTGTGGCTGTTGATGAGTTTGTAAGCAGCCACCAAGTAGAACTTCTTCAAGAACAAGGAGTTTATCGTGACGTATATGTTGGTAACGCCGCTCCTGACACAGATCTAGAGCCTGACCAAGACCTTACTATTTATAATGACGACAAGGTTAGACTGACTAAATACTATGGTTTAGTGCCACGAGAGCTTCTAGATGCGTCTATGAGCGACGATGAGGAAGAACTGGTAAAAGAGGAAGGGTCTGAATCAAAGTACGTAGAAGCCATTGTAGTGATCGCTAACGGCGGTATACTATTGAAGGCAGAAGCTAATCCGTACATGATGCAAGACCGACCTGTAGTAGCATTTCCTTGGGACGTAGTACCCGGACGCTTCTGGGGACGTGGTGTATGTGAAAAAGGCTATAACAGTCAAAAGGCACTTGACACTGAGTTACGTGCCCGTATTGACGCACTAAGTCTGACTATCCACCCAATGATGGCAATTGACGCGACAAGATTACCAAGGGGTTCTAAACCTGAAGTACGTCCCGGCAAGATGATCCTAACTAACGGAGACCCTCGTGAAGTACTTCAGCCTTTCAACTTTGGGCAGGTTAATCAGATTACTTTTGCTCAGGCAGGAGCCTTGCAGCAAATGGTGCAACAAGCTACAGGAGCCGTTGACTCAGCAGGAATTGCAGGTCAGGTTAACGGCGAGTCTACTGCCGCTGGTATTAGTATGTCTCTTGGCGCTGTTATTAAACGTCATAAACGCACACTAATTAACTTCCAACAATCTTTCTTGATTCCTTTTGTTAAGAAAGCAGCTTATAGGTACATGCAATTTGACCCCGAAAATTACCCTGTTGCTGATTATAAATTTAACGCTAGTAGTACTTTGGGTATTATTGCAAGAGAGTACGAAGTTACTCAGTTAGTACAGCTGTTACAGACGATGGGTAAAGATTCACCGCTGTATAACACATTGATTCAATCTGTTATTGACAATATGAATTTGTCTAACCGTGAAGAATTACTTACGGCTCTTGCTCAAGCTTCACAGCCTAACCCACAAGCACAACAGATGCAACAACAAGCACAGCAGTTGCAGATGCAGTTCCAGCAATCACAGACTCAAGCACTGTCTGCTCAGGCTCAAGAGTCACAAGCACGGGCTGCTAAGTTGGCTGCGGAGGCTGCTGTTGTGCCTCAAGAACTAGAAATTGATAAGATCAATGCTATTACTCGAAACCTTAAAGAAGGTGACGCTGAAGATAAAGAGTTTGAACGCCGTATGAAAGTGGCCGATACTCTCCTTAAAGAAAAGCAAATAGAAGGTAAAAAGAATGTTAATAACGCAACAAGAAATGCAGTCTCTGCTAGACCAAGTCAACGACCACTTCAAAGGGACGTTCCAGCGCCTCAAAGTCCTAGAGGACCAACTGAACCAACTGGAAACCAAGGTGGAGGAATTATCTAATGCCAAAGAAAGCAGACCCAAGACTAGCACGAGCAGGAGTAAGCGGGTACAACAAGCCAAAGCGGACGCCTA